GGAGTTGGTTGATGCGCGCAAGTGATGAATATAGCCAAAATGCCGGTATTCGCCTGGGCACGATTGTTGACCGTGACCCGAAAAAGTACCGCGTGAAGGTCCAGTTTGCCGATGAGGACAGCGTTGTCACGCACTGGATCGACGTACCGGCCAAGTCATCGACCGGGGTTTCCGTCTTTCAGATGCCGGGCGGGAACGATGAGGTGTGGTGCGCCATGGACGCGAAAGGCGAAGGTGGCTGCCTGATCGGCTCTCGCTACAATGCCAAGGATGTGCCACCGGCCGACAGCAACGATGTGGCAACGGTCGTCTTTCCGGGCGGCTTTGTCCAGGTTGATACCGCCTCCGGTAACATCGTTGCGAAGACGCCTGGGACATTTTCCGTCGATGCGGGCGGACTGGTGACGATCAAGGCCGCTGATATCGCCTTGGAAAGCGCGACATTGACCCATAATCGCAAAAACATAGGCTTTGATCACGGCCATGTCTCCGCGCCGCCCGGTGTGTCCGGGCCGCCCCTTTGATAAACCCTAGGGATGTTATGTTGACATAAGACCATCCAATTGGTTGAAAGGTGGCAGGTGTAATTTGGGGGTAAATATGGCTGCGGTTTTGGCTGTCGTGGGTATTCTGGTCTCTTTTCTGGGGCTGTTTTTTGTCGTGTTCAAAAAGGGCAAACGTCTGAGAGGTCTTGGGATTTTTGTGGCCGGCATGGTCATGGGCGGAATAGGTGGAGGGCTTCAGGCATCGAAGGATGCGGAGGACGCGGGCTTTTCAAATGTCGCTGATATGCAGATGGCCAGAAAAGCAGGCATCACCGACCCGAAAGAGTTTGAGGCAAAACGCGGGGAGGTCGAAGCACGCATAAAGGCTGAGGCTGATGCTGCGGCTGAAGCAAAGAGGCTGGAGGAAGTTAAGAGGCAGGAAGAGAAGGCCGCTTCTGTCGAAAAAGCGACGCAAGCGGAAGCAGAAAAGCAGGCCAAGGCTGCGGCGGAAGAGAAGTTCTATGCGCCCCCAGCCGTCCAGTCCTCATTTGTTGGCGCAATCGAAGAGGCGCGCGGTCAGTATAAAAACGCGGCTAATGAGCTTGCAAAAGGTGGCGTTCGCCGTGATAGGGCGAAAGCACTGTGCGCCGTTCAGAAAGGCGCGCAGGTATCGAACTGGAGCGGTAAGCTCGTAACATTGACGACAAACGGTGACGGCCTCGGCGTTGTAGCAATTGAGATCGCGCCGGATGTTGCCGTTAAGACTTGGAATAACGCGCTTTCAGATATTGGGTCGAAAACGATGCTCGATCCCGACTCCAAGCTATTCCGCAAGCTCGCAACCCTGAAAGTCGGTGACCGTGTGCTATTCTCCGGCCAGTTTCTACGCGATAGTGCGACTGTTGACTGCTTTCATGAAAGCAGCCTGACAATGGACGGCGCTATGCGGTCCCCGGAGTTCATTTTCCGATTTTCAGACGTAAAAGTCATGGAGCCATAATTGCAGCCCTAGCACTTATGCGGTAACGTCTTCGCACGAATAGATAATTGGCCGGACACGATGTCCGGCCAATTGTGTTTTTGGGCACCGCTACCTTGTCGGCATGATCGACAAGGACAAAATCACTCACCGGCATTGGTCGCTTAAAGTGGCCCGTCTCGACCCTGAGACGGGCGAAGCCGCTGACGTGTTCGGCGAGATCGTTACGGCGGTCAACGATCTCAGTCAGTCCATCGCCAATCTCATTCTGACCCAAAAGGGTTCAGTTCCCACCGAGCCGGATCAGGGCGTCGATACGCTGGCCGTGATCGACCGGCACCCTTCTGTTGGCATTCCGTTACTGACCCGTGACATCACCGACGCCATTGCGATCTGGGAACCCCGTGTCGTGGTCCAGAAGGTGACCGTGACCATGAGCGAGTTCGCGCGGTTTCATACGCAGGTGTTCTGGCGTCCGGTGGCAAGCGTGCTGGACGATGTTCTGATGACGGAGGTCACCTATGGCTGATCCCGTCAAGCGCACCCTTGAAGACCTGATCGCCAACGGTGCGCCTTCGTTCTTCGAGCGCGATCCTGCTGCATTGAAGGCGCTGCTTAAAGCCAAGTTCGAGGCCGTCTCCGGCCGCACGCTCTATCCCGCCCAGACGGAAATGTTTCTGATCGAGGTCGCGGCCTACGCGCTTTCGGTTCTGCACGATGCCGCCCAGAACGCGGCCGAGCAGAACACGGCGGTGTTTGCCAAGGGCGTCCATCTCGAGAACCGGGGCGCGAATGTTTCGACCTTCCGCCTTCTTGCGCAGCCGGCGAGAACCACGCTTCGGTTCCAGCTTTCGGTCGTGCGTCTGCTCGATACCGCCATCCCGGCCGGCACGCGCGTCGCGGCCGGATCGGCCGTGACCTTTGCGACCGATGTTGATCTGGTCATTCCGGCCGGCATGCTGGCGGGCGACGTGACCGCAACGGCGACTGTTGCCGGCGCGACTTGGAATGGTCTTTCCATCGGCGCGGTTTCCGATCTCATGGACCCGATTGCCTATGTGTCGAGCGCCGCCAACCTGACAGAAGTTTCGGGTGGCACCGACATCGAGGACATAGATCGCCTCCGGCTTCGTGTCGTCAATGCGCTCTTCACGATTGCCAAGACCGGTCCCCGCAACGGCTACCGCGGGCATGTGCTGGCCGTCGATCCGGAGATTGTCGATGTCGCTGTGGTACGGCCGGAGCCGGGCCACATCCATATTTTCCCGCTTATGAAAACCGGCCTGCCGTCAGAAGAGCTGAAGGCGGCGGTGCTGACCTATCTCGATCCGGAAACGCGCCGCGCGATGGGCGACGACGTGACCGTACTTTCGCCGGAGCCTGTCGATTTTGCGATGGTGCTGACCGTTCGGTCGGCCCAGATCGTGCCGGGCCTGAAGGAGGCGTGCGAAGCGCAGGCGGCGGCGGTTTTCGCGGCCTATACGCAAGCGCTCGGCAGTCAGGTCGCGCCATCCGTTATCACGACGGCGGTAAAGGGCGTGGCCGGTGTAACGGACGTATCGCTTGCCGGCTTTGCCTTCACCGATCTCGCCGATCACCAGTTCGCCCGCCTCGTGTCGGTGACGGCCAATGTCATGGTGGTGGCCGATGTCTGACATGATCCCCGCCACGCTTATCCCGGCCGGCGTGAACGACCAGCGGTCGCGCGACTTCATCGCTTCCCTGTCGGCGATCCTTGAGGACTTCCAGCCCGCGTCCCTGCTGGTGCAAGACCCGATGACCGTGGACGCGCGCTTGCTGCCGATCATGACGGTTGAGCTTGCCATGTCTGACTTCATGACGCCCGGCCTTCGTGAGGACGTCGTGAGGAAGCTGCTTTCTAACGCACCCGCCATTCACGCCATGACCGGCACCATCGCGGGTTCCCGCCGTGCGCTTGGCGCTCTCGGGGTGACGCTCGATTGGGTTCAATGGTGGCAGAAAGAGCCGAAGGGGCCACACGATACCCATACGGTCACGGCCTACGCCGCCGACGAAATCATGGAAACCGAAAGCGTCTTCCTCGACGCTGCAGCACAAGTCGCAATCTTTCGGGTTTTCCGGGCGACCCAGCGCTGGAGCCAGGAGGTTGATTTCCGCATCGGCCTCGGAGCGGCTGGTCGGCTCGTATTCGCTGGCGTTGCCAGTGTTGCCGCGCCGCTGGTCGTTCGTGGTGTCGCTTTGACCGAGGTCGAAGTTTCTCAGTCTTTCCGCATCACTGGGGCTTTGTCCTTGGCGGCAAGTCTCACTGTTTCAACCACCAGTCATTGAGGCGGTTATGGCGTTCGCTTTACCAGTCATTATTACCGACGCCGGCCGGGACGCGTCCATCGCGGCGGAAGCCCTCGGCATCAATCTGGTCCTTTCGCATATGGCTGTCGGCGATGGCGCTGCCATCCCGGACGCGTCCTGGACAACGTTGGAAAACGAGCGTGAGCGCGTCGAGGTTCTCGGCGGTCAGCGTGTTGGCCCGGCGCAGCTTCAGATCAACGCGCTGCTTCAATCCGGGGCAGAGTTCACGATCAGCCAGATCGGCATTTTCACCAGTACCGGCGTGTTGTTTGCCGTGGCATGGCGTTCGGCCGGGATCGTGCACAAGACGGCGGGCGTTCCGTACCCGATAGCGTTCGACCTCAATCTTGAGGGCGTGTCGGCCGATCACGTCACCATCAACGCCACGCTCAGTCTTGACCTTGCTTTCGTCGGCCCGGTTGCCGCGCTGACCATGGCCGTCGCCAACCTGACGAGACGGCAAATCGACCAGGAGATACGCCTGCGGGCGCTTGAAGGCCGGCCGACCGGCGGAATGGAGACCATCGCATGAGCACCATCACGGAACGACTTGAAGCGGCGACGGCCGCGCACGAACTGGCCGCGCAGCGGATGCATGACCTGCTGGACGCCTTGGCAGCGTATCGCGCGGCCACCGTCGAAGAAGTTGAGGCCGGGCTTCGAACGGATGTGTTCCTGACGCCGCTATCCAATCTTGCGTCACGCCAGCCGTATTTCGCCGCCCGCCAGACCGGCGTGCTTAGCCTGGCGTCGGGGGTCGTCACCAAGGCCACCCATCTGACGACCGTTTCGGGCTCTTATTTCGCCGATCCGGCCAGTTCGTACGCGGCGGCTGCATTCACCTGCGGACCAAAAGATGCAGGCATGTGGCTCATCGGCTCCTATCTGGCCGTGCCGACGGCTGCGGCCTCCACGATCCGAAACTACATCGGCGTTAACGGCGTCACGACCTCTTTCCAGAGCATCGGAACGACGGGCGGCGGTACTTACGGCGTCGTGCAGTCCCGGCCCCTTCGAATTGCGGCCGGCGACAATATCGACGTGCGAGCGTTTCAGAACTCGGGCGGTGCCGTCGATATCGGCGGTGAGTTCTTCGGCATCCGTGTTGCGAATTGAGGAGAGTGACCATGACGAGACAGATTTTCGAGGTGCCGGCCGCCACCGTGCAGGGGCTTATGTCATTGCTGCCGGTCGCCGCGCGTGATCCGGACAGCGCCATTTTTTATGATGCGGGTGCGCTCCACGTTCCGGCCGAATGGGTCGCCTCAGTCGAAACCGCTCTGACCGAGGTTAACGCACCCGGTGCAGCCGGCCAGCGTCTGAAAGCTGACTTGCAGGCTTACGCAGCCGCCAAGCGTTTCGCGGTCGAAACCGGTGGCGTTGCCTTTGGCGATCACCGGATCGATACATCGCGCGAGAGCCAGTCGCTTATCAATGGCGCATTCGCTTATGTCACCGCCGCCGATGTTGCCGAAGTCGAGTTCAAGTCGGCCGCTGGCTGGCTCACTCTTACGCGTGCAGACGTTCAGGCTGTCGCGGTTGCCGTCGCGGCCCACGTTCAGGCCTGCTTTGCGGCCGAGCGCGCGATCGGTGCTGCTATCGACGCCGGCACGATTACCACCACGCTGGAAATCGACGCGGCCGATTGGCCCAGCTGATAGGTGGGCGTTTATCGTTGGCGCAATCTGCGGCGTTCTGAATTAAGGTGTCATTGCACATTCAACAAACGGGGGACGATGTGAGCGAGGACACAGCTACCAAAGATTGGTCCGGTAGATACTTGCGCCTGCGTGCCGAAGTTATTGTCCTGTCTCTGCTAATGGTTACGATCACTCGGATGGACCTGACGTTGACCAAGCTTCCACTGCTTGGCGTGGAGCTGAGCAAAGCGCCACCCGTGAGCGTTATCGCGTCCGTCATGATTCTGTTTTTCTTCTATATCTTGATTGGATGGGTGCTGAGATATCGGGTTGAGCGAGCCGAAGCTCTCATGCCGGTTAGGTCTGTTCAGTCTTTTCTCGGGGAGATAACGGACCAACTTAAGGCGGTTGAGAAGATGACGCCACCGGACGCGGCGGCTCTGAAACGGGGGGCGGTTCGCGTGGAATCCGCACTAAGCCACTACATGTCCGTCATTGACGGTGATGTTCGTCCGGCTGTTCAAAAGCTAGAAGCTTCGCTTGTTCGGCTAGAGGAATTGGGAAGCTCCTTGCGTTCGCATATTGCCGTTGGCGACCAAGAATTTGACCGATGGCAGAACAAACTGGATGAGGCAAAGGAAGTTGTCGCGAGAGCACCGGCGATTCCCACAGCTTTGGTCGAACGCTTGCGCGAAACGGTGGACGCGCTTTCCCTTGAAAGGGAGAAAATCGAGGATGAGCTTAAGGGCAAGAGCGACCGCATTAATGAGACGAAGGAAAAGTTTCGTACGGCCATCACAGAACTGAGAAGTGAACTGCAAAGCCGGTCAAGAGCCTTCTTCTGGGAGCGCGAGGTTTGGGGGTTTTGGCTCCCGATCATATTCGTCGCAGTGTCTGTCGTGGTTTGGCTGCCTCAGGCAATCTATGACGTCGCGCAACTGTTTTCCGGACTGGCTGAATGCGTCAGCAGTTTGGATGGTCAATGCCTTTTCTTTCGGGGATCACACCCCACCGACACCAGGCCGTTGGCGATGAAACCATTCTTGATTAACGTTGGTTTCTCCATGCCTTCCTCAAATTAGGGACTGGCGCGGCACCCCTCAGCCTAATCTTCTGGCCGGGTGGTCGGGGTGCCGAAACACCCCAACTGCGGGACTAGATTGGCGTCAAAACCCGCAAGGCAAGGAACCTCGTAATTGCCACACCCGTACCTCGGCCGAGGCAGGGTTCTAGTGGCTGAGTCGAGGACTGTTCACAATGGAGAATGTTCGTTGCGGAAAATGCTCCGCGCTTCTGTTCAGGGCAAAGCGCGGGGCAATTTCTAACGATCTTGAAATCAAATGCCGCCGATGCGGTACCTTGAACCACTTGAGGCCAGCTGAGCCCGAACAAGACCGCCACGAGCGGGAAGTGAAGGAACGGCCTTATAATGGCATCCCCCGAAACACTACCGGCGCTCGCGAAGACGTCGCCCGGCAAGAATGACTACCGCTACAAGCCCCAATGGGGTGTGATCCTCGTTTGTGCAAATGAGGACGAGCAGGCCAAGCTTTACGAGGCTTTCTCGGCTATTCGAAATTCGAAAATCAAGGTGGTGGTGACGTGAAAATCGACATCGCCAACACCTGCGAGAATTTCGACAGCTATCGCGCTGCTCGCGTTAAAAGCCTCTTCAATGTTGATGACGGGAGCCGGTTCGAGCTTTCTGTCGATCTCCCTGTCGAGAACGTGGATTGGCGGGTTGGACTGGTTGTCGGCCCGTCCGGCTCCGGCAAGACAACGCTCGGGCAGCATGTTTTCGGCGGGGATAAAACAGCCAGGATTGATTGGCCGACGGACCTGCCGATCATCGACGCAATTGACGCTGGCGGATCGTTTGATGCTGCCACGGCCGCGCTTTCTGCCGTAGGCCTCGGGTCTGTTCCGAGCTGGCTCAGGCCCTACCATGTGCTTTCGAACGGCGAGCGCTTCAGGGCCGATCTGGCGAGGCTCATCTGCGAACGGCCCTCCGAGGTCGTCATTGATGAGTTCACCTCTGTCGTTGATCGACAGATAGCCCGTATCG